GAAGGATTATCCTTTTCATATCCATTGTCTCCATCTTGGGTAGTCGCTTCGGTGTTCTGGCTCTGGAGATGGCCGATAGGCCATAATCTGTTCTTGGGCCATCTTCCATAGCCCTTGATGCAGCTTGTGACTTGAAACGAGGTCTGGGAACTCAGGGTCATCTGGTTTAGGCAGTTCCATGAGAGTCACCACGCCATAGGACACAATGCCAAAATGGAACTGCTCTGGGATATCAGTGAGGGATGTGGGCAGGTATCTGTAGTTGATCAGAAGGTCGGAGTCTATCTCAAGGTCGTCAACGACGATATCTGTTCCTCTGATGAAGTAGCGGTATGGCGAGTCGCCTGAATCATGTTCTGAGTCCTTCGGGTTGATCTTCGTCATGAGGATGAAATCGACCGTTTCCTTAAAGATTTTCCCCCCAGAGGTGTATGCGGCGTTGCCGACCGACCCATAGAGCTCGAAGGTGTTCGTTGCGGCATTCGCAACCTTCCACGTTCCGTTTGCAGCAGTGTTGCCAGCCACGTCATGGATCGTCACAATGTCGTCATCCTCAAACCCATGAGCGGCCGATGTTATAACGATTGGAGTAGCGTTTGTCGCTCCGGTAACGCTCTTGGCGTTCGTGTCGATGTCCCATACGCTCAAAAGCGCATGCAGGTCGGATGGCAAGGCAAAGACATGCGTGCTTGACTGGAGGGTCACCCGCTTTTGGAACCGCTCAGGGCACGCGGAAACAAGCATAATGGCGATGATGTTGATGGCGTCTTCCATCGCCTGGGAGATAGCTGTTGCTCCAATCCTTCTCGCCAAAGGCTCTCTCAAGCCCCTTCGGATTCCGGCAATCACTTCGGCACTGGTCATTTCAAAACCCCGCTGTTACCACTTCGGGACGTATCCGAGATAGAACTGGGCACTAGTTCCGGATACCTCGGCGTAGATACCTTGGGTAAAGACAATACCGTTATTCAGGCCAAACACCGCTCCAGTGGCCCCGTCACCAATCACCGCACTCCAGTAATCCCGCACTGTCTTGCCACTCGATGTGGCACTGGAGCTGTCGTATAACGTCAAGGTCGCGTCGGCCCCGCCCTCCACCAGCTTGACATAGACAAGCTCGCAAGCCCCTGCATATATCAGGGCATTCGCTTCTTGCTTACCTGTGTTGACAACGACCCAGCCATACACCATGGCCGCGAAAAGAACGGCGCCCAAAAGGGCGCCTAACACCGTGAGCCTCTTTCGTGATTTCATTGCCTTCCTCCGACCTCCGTTCGTTCAAAGAATTGGGAGTAGACCTTTTCCCATAACCTGATTGCCGTGTTGTGAATCGAATGTTTCTCAGCCCAAGCACGAGATGCCTGCTTGCGCTGCATGATCTCATGAGAATCCATGTCCAGGAGACGCCTTATCTGAATCTCCAGAGCCTCGGGGTCGTTCGCCACCATGAGGGCATGCTCGCCGAACTCCCGGAGGTACTTTTCCTCGGATAAGAAATGGGTAATTACGATGCAGCCAGAGGCCGCAGCTTCGAGTGCCATATTGCCCCATTCACCATAGGTTCGCCCCTGGGCGGTGAGCTGCATCGCTTCTATAAAGACATCGCACCGCTTCAGATGCGATAACGCATCAAGCCATGAAACACACTTACCTTTCGTACTTTTGACACCGATGTATTCGATTCGGTCTTTTATAGAGGGATCTGCCATTAGGCTGTCGATAACCTTCAAGATGGCTTCCGTTCCCTTATTCTCCGAGTTTGACGGGAGATGCCCAATGACGATCTTGTTGTTATCCTTTGGCTTGAAGTCAGGCTGGATAACGTAGGTGTCTACTGGGTAGTAAATCCATTGCTCGTTTTTCGCACCGAATCCAAGAAGGTCTGGCATCTGGATAATGCTTGCCGAGACAAACCTGTTGTATATTGGGTTTATGGCTTCTCGCCTTGTTCTGTATGTGGCACCGCCATGCTGCACGACGACGTGTTTTCCTGATGTTTCAAGCGGAAATGGTTGAATCACGGTGGAAGCAATGTAATGAAGCACCTTGGCTTTTGATGCCAATGGCTCAAGAGAATGGCAGTCGTAGGCAAAATAGCCGTCTGGCAGGGTAGCCAATATGGGATGAATTGGAAGTTGGTCTGGATAGAGAAATGGGTGAGGCTTTCCTTTGAATGCCAAAACGTCAAGACCTATCTCCTTGAGACATCTTGAGAACCGATAGCCTGTATTGGCCCAATCGTGGTTGGCGAGTATCAGAACGTCCATCCGGTCATATCCCTCTTTCTGATAAGTTTTGCAGGGTTCCCAGCCACTACATCCTGGTCTCCAACATCCCTGATGACGTTGGCCCCCATGCCGATGATTGCGAAATCCCCGATCCTCAGCTTGTTTTTTACGGTAGCGTTCAAACCGAAGTAGGTTGCAACACCTACAACCACAGACCCCCCGAAAATCACCCCAGCAGTGATTACCGTCTTTTGGCCTATATGGCAATTATGGGCAATGTGGATGTTGTCATCCAGCTTTACATGGTCGCCAAGCACGGTGTCATCTATCGTACCTTGACAAACTGAGCACGCGGCGCCGATTTCGACGTGGCTCCCAATGACGACGCCTCCATTATGCCCGATCATTACCGGTGTCATATCGTCTTCCATGCCATAGGAGAATCCCTTGCAGCCTATGACGGTCCCTGGCTTTATCAGGCAGTAATCTCCGATTTTCACTTTGCCAATGATCACCACATTGTCTTGGATGACCGTCCCTTTGCCTATGACAACGCTTGCGTCAATAGAACAGTTCCTGCCGATGCTTATGCCGTCCACTCCAGATATAGGACTCGGCAGATGGCGCAGTCTGCTCTTGGCAAACTCTAGTCTTTCAGGGTTATAATCCACCGCATGACCTCAAATGCTTCGGCGTAAAAGGCTTTTGCATTGAGCCCTCTCGTTACAGCAAGGGCTTTAATGTATTCATCCGTAAGGTATCTCGGCCCTGCATGAGACTTATAGCAGGCAACAGAAGTTAATTTCGCTTTCATGTCAGATTCTGCCACGGCAACAAAGCAGTGAGTCGAGAATGTGGTGCAGTTCCACGGCATTTCGTAGCCTAGGGTCGTGACCCCCTTGAATGCTCTAAGGCATTCCCTCGCCACAGTTGCATGATCCGAATGATGGTCGGATGGCGAAGGACAAAAGACAAGCGATGGCTCGAAAGCTGCTCCAAGCTCATATAGCACGTCAAGGATGTGCTGCCTATCAGAGTGAAGGTTCCTCATGGCCCTGGGCTCTATCCGCCAGTGCCTGAATCCATAGACCTTTGCCGACCACGACATTTCTTCGTAGACCCTGACTGGGTCCCAGGTTGGTCGCCCATCGCTCATGACGATGGCGCCCAATTCAGCCCCTTCCCTTGCGAATCTCGCGAGAGACGCCCCGCAACCGATTTCTATGTCATCAGGATGAGCGCCTACAGCTAAGATTCTATCCATGACTATCATACCCTTTTTCTAGACTTTTTTTGTCTAGCAATCGGCTAGGCAATAGACCTCCGACTTAGTGATTTGGCAGGGGGCTTAGCATCCCCCTGCCAAGGCTTTAGGTTGAAATCGGATTATCCTTCGTCAGAAATCGACCCGGTCATCTTGTACCAAATGTCAACCTTAAAGGTGACACCTGACGGTACATTGGATGACGATTCGATCTTGGAGAAAAGGATATCAATGGTATCGTCTGTGGTGTAAACTTTTCCTTGCCCAGTTCTGCCTGCGGGCCGCAGATGCGACGGCCACCGATAAACCCGAGCTGCTGTGAACGTCGGGCTTCCGGTTATGTATCTGTCGGTGTCTCCACCATCACCGACATTGAGAGTAGAATCGCTTGAGAACTTAGCGTTTCCAGAGCAATAGAAATCGACTCCGAGAATTTGAGCACCAGCCGGGATCGGGACCATTTGCAACGTATCCCCTGAAGCCACCGTCGCAGTCTCCGCTGTATATGACGCCGACCTGCACAGAATGAGACCAGGCTTTGTCATATCCGGCATAATTCCGGAATTTACCGCATCGCTTTTATGAGTAGTCATAACTCAATCCTCCGTTTTCTCGAAAGTTGAAGGGTCCTTTTACGCGGTCGGGTCAATCGCGTAGGTGTCCACCGCGATCACGCCGAAGTCCTTCGAATTGAATCTGGTTTTCTTGACGCCGTAAATCGCTCCTGCCGTGATAGCCAGAGCGTTTCCACGGTCATCGGTTTCTTCGTTCCAGGTATAGCGCCCCATTGCGCCGTTCCCGCCCCATCCGATCATGCCTGCCTGAGCACCGAGGAACAAGGCCCTTGCGCCATAGATCCCAGAGGACATACCGGTCGTGGAATCGAACCGCACGATGTTGCGGTGCTTGTGCAGAATTACCCCGGCATACTCGCCGAGGGCGTTCTGATAGATCGGGCTGGTCATATTGTCGGTTGCCTTGTGAATCTCCAGCCAGTCACCCTGGGAGATGGAAGTCCGCAGGTCATACGCCTGATACGGGTGCATCAGGAGGATATGCTTGCGCTCGCCATTCACCCTGAAGGGCTGAATCATGGGATCCTGGGTCTCTGCCTTGGACACAAGCTGCTCGACAAGCGTCAGCTTCATCTTGTCCGCAGCATCAATGGTGGCAAGACTGGTCGCGTTCCCACCGTAAACCACGTTGGCGGTGTTCGGCGAAGTCAGGGTGTTGCTTGCCCTGCCAGTCCAAGACAATCCCACGTGCATCCCGGTAACGTAACCGCGAGCCCCCGAGAGGTAGAAGAAGATCTGCTCGTCGTAGTCCTCTGCAAACCAGACCGCGAGAGCATTTCGACCCTGCTCCCTCAAGTTGTAAGGAACCGTTGTGTTCAGTGAGGTTCGCTAGTCCCTCACCCGCCTTTCGGCAGCTACCAGTTACCTGGTAGACCAGACTATATCATCACCCAGTTTGGGTGCCGCGCATTTCGAGTCGCTTGACTCTACTCTCTTTCGAGATAGTCGTTGAGCCTTCTTCAAGTTTGTGCTCGCAAACCCCACCATTTAGGTGCTTACTAGCATTGCAGTTAAAGCAAAGCACCTGAAATCCTAGTTTGCAGCGAGCATCCCATTTTCCAATGCCTCGACCGTAGAAATCGGTCACTGGCTTAAGCAGCCCGCAGCTTTTGCACTTCTTGAAGCTTGGTTGCTGATCGTTCATGACTTAACAGATATTTGTCAGATGGATGTTCCAGCAATTAACGCGGTTTTCAACTACCCATTGCTGGATAGTGGCGCAAATTTCACGCTGCTCGGTCATTTTGCCCTTGCTCTTGGTGCCTTTCCTTCTCTGGTCGATGAACAAGTACCTTTATCTTCGCCCAGGTTCGTTAATCCTGGACCGCCTTATTCAGGCTGCTACGGCTTTCACCGTAGAGGAGACTATATCATCACCCGTTTGGGTGTGACGCGCTTCCACCAACTTTGGTGTACTCTCTTGCGAGATAGTCGTTGAGCCCGTTTGGTGAGGGCAAACTCCGCCGTTCTTTGCTTTACCGAAGTTGCAATTCATACACAGAATCTGATAATCAGACGGAAAATTGTTATCGATTAACCAACGGAGAAATCTTACGTGTCCTTGCTGAGGATGACCTTTATATTTCCGTAAAGCATAACCATCGTTGTTGACGTGATCAATGCTCAGAAACATAGGTTCGGTCTCTCCGCAACAGGCGCATCTCCTGCCATAATAATCGTAAACAATTTCCTTGAGTTTATCTCGGTATCTTTTCTGGTACGCTGCATTGCGCTTATTCCACTCGGGAGTACATATCTTCTCTCTGTTGTCGCGATAATACTTATTGTGCTTATGCGTCTCCCTTGCGTGATTGGCATTAAACCAACCGTTTTTTCTTTCGGTTTCGCAACCATTGCACTCGTGCCGACGATATCCCCTCGCCTTATGAGAAAAATGAAATTCCTCAATCGGTTTGGTTATCTTGCATTTTGTGCAGGTACGAACGGTTTCCATTTTATCCTCATCTAACTTGGTTGCTGATTACCCAATCCTTGGAATTTTCAAACCTTCACGATTTCCGTCGCCGGATGCGTTGTGGTTTCCTTGGCTCTAAGGGCTTTCCAGCAGTTCACGTCATTTGCTCCCTTAATTTAACATGTAAGGGGGGACTGTTTCACAATCCGAGTAGAAGGTCAATGCCTCCTCAGCGGATGATCCCTCGATCACGTTATCGCCTTCGATGCCCTCTCCGGCCAGTTTCATGCGGAGACCATAGGTGATCTTTTCACCAGCCTGCTTCTGAAGCTCCGTTTTGACTTTGATGCAGACATCGTCGCCAGTTCCCATGAACTTGCGAAAATACTGCGCCTTCTCGGCTTCAATAGCGAGGCTGGTAGACCATCGTTGCACCGCTAATGCGTTGCCAGTTGCAAACTCTGTAGTTGCCATAGTCTATCTCCTCGTGTCGAGAGAGCAAAACCCCTCAGCACCGAGGCCCTGTTAGATGTCCAGGTACGCCAGCTTTTCCGCCTCGGATAGCCGCGCAAACTCCGCTTCCGAGAGCATCTTCTGGGTTCCTTTGATCGTTCCGTCCCCTGACCCGGGGAGGTCCCCGATGCTTCTGTGTTCGCCCTCTGTTGGTTTTTTGAATTTCGCCATTATCTCTTCAGTGATTTTCGGCCTGAGTTCTTTTTCAATGGAAGCCCTCAAGTCAGCTTCGCTTTTCGAGGAGGCTACTTTCAACTTGTGGATCATCTCCACAATCGCCGCAGCACCCTCCCCGAGAATGGCGCGTTTCCTGGAGACCTTCGGGTTGAAGATCTTCGTTGCGGGATCCGTGAGCACATAGAGGGTGTTTTCGTCGAAGCCTTCCGACACGGCAAAGTCGCTTAGCTCCTTTACCTTGGTGCTGTTTTCGGTGAAAAGCTCCGGCACTGTCTTGGCCAGCCTTGCAAACGATTGCTTTACAACAATCTGCTCCCTGGCCGCCTCTTCCCGCTTCTGGTTCTCTTTGCGCTCGATAGCGAGTTTGTGCTTTTCGTACTGCCGCAACCCCTTGAGATACTTGACGGCCTTTTCGGGATCATCAAGCTCCATCTCCTCCAATTCCTTGTCGGATAGGACCTTGAAATCCTCCAACTGCTTCGGCGTAGGCTCTTCGTCTTCGCCCTCTTCTGCTTCCTCGGTCTTGATCCCTGCCTTGAGTCGTTCCATTTCCTGAGCAAGCGCCACGACCTGATCGGCCAACTCCTTGCGCTTCATCCGCTCTTCGTGCAGGGCCGCATACGGCACATGACCTGGGGGCGGTTTCTCTTCCGAGGCCTTTTTCTCTTCAGCCTTTTCGTCAGGCTTTCCTTCCACCTTCTCGCCCTCTTTCGGTTGGGGCTCCGCTTTCTGTTCCCCAGGGGGCTTCTGTTGAGATTCGGGAGGTTCTTTCTTGGCCTCATCCGCCTTTACGTCCTGGGCTTCTTCCGCACCTTCCAATTCGGCCTGGGTGTATACCTTCTCCTCGCCGAACAAAGGGGGGAAATCCCCGGTTTTGCGGTCGTGCTCGTCCGAATCGAGCAGCATGTCCGAAGCATCCACCGGAGGCTTGAAACTACCCTCCGATTTCGCCGGCGTTGTCTCTGCTTTTGCTTCCGCCTTTGCCTCCGTGACTTGAGTTGTCGTTTCCTTCGCTTCCTCTGCCATGTTTCCCTCCATTTTACGTCCTGGGATGGACGCATTTCGCGCTTCGTAACGGGGGCGCGACCCCGGAATATCGTATCGGCTTTAACGCAAGCCGATTGTGCGCTTAGTGAATCACGTGCTCTTCATCCAGAACACCCATCATCTTTAACATGCCTTCGATATATTCCCGTTCACCGACAAACATACCTCTAAGATGGGGCTCGTCGCCTTCAGTATGGTTTAATGCGATGTCCCATCCGAGCATTCCGGCACACACAATGATAAAGATGCCAGGGTGGATTTGACACCTGTCCACAAAGGCCTTTACCATGCCATGATGGCGTTGCAAAAGCTCTTGAGTGATTTCTATCCTTGGATTGTCAGCCATTGTTTAACGAAGCCTGCGTATCTAGGGTGTAAATAGTTGATGCTTCGTGCGCTTGTATTAACTTGTGGCATTGCTTGCCTGAATGCGTTTGAGCCTTGCAGCTTATTTAATTTGCCTATAAGGTCGATGTACTTTGTTCCATGTTCCTGGATAAAATCCGTTCTACCAGTCAATAGCCCGAGATGCGCCATGCAGTAATTCAGGTCAATGTCTTCAGGATAAAGCTCAAGACCTTTTTTGAACCAGCAGTAGCTGCCGTCAGGATCATCAAGCCTGAGGTAGCTTTGTCCTACAATGGAGTAAAGCTGCCCGTGGTAGCCTATCCTGACATTTTCTATCTCTGACAATAACTGCATACACGTGGTTCCATGTTCGATAGCGTCTTTATCTCTGTGATGGCTAAAGGCATATTTTGCAAGGTAAAAGTGAGCATCGTAATCATCAGGGTTTCGCTCCAGGCGCTTGTGCAATAGGGTTATTGACCTATTATCTTTTATTTCGAGCTTTTCTTTGCTCAAGCTATATCCATAATGCCTGATCTTGATGTCTGTGCCACCGACTAAACCATTGACCATCGGCTTATTGTGAATTTCATTCTCATAATGGAACCCGCAACCAGCCTTGAAAAAGCGAGATCCCCACCACTGCGATACGTCGTTGGCCTCTTCAACAATACATAAAAGGGCAACGATTGGGTAGCTAAGCAACCCGAGCCGCCTTTTAAATTCTTCCTGCGTAATGCCCATCGGCATGAGCTCTTCATCTGCGTCAATGATCAAGATCCAGTCCCCAGTGGCGTACCCAATAGACTGATTCCGGTGCAGGCTGAAGTCGTTCTGCCAGGGGTGTTCGTAAATCTTGGCACCATACTCCCGGGCGATGTCCATGGTCTTGTCTGTGGAACCTGTGTCCACGACGATGATTTCGTCCACAAGCCACTTAATGCTGTCCAGGCACCTGGGCAACATCTCCTCTTCGTTCTTGACGATCATGCAGGCCGATATCCGCATCATTCCCCTTCCAAGAACTTGATGATGGTGCTTCTATCTCCATCTTGGCATTTGCACCATGCCTTTCGTTTACTGCAAACAGGGCAGAAGAGGCTGTCGAGCCATTCGCTTCCGCCGGGGGCCTTTGGAAAGACTGTATCGAAATTCCGTCTCATGGCCTTGATATGCCCATCGGAGATGTATCTGAACGTGTTCCACCGGTAGTCCCGGCCATTTGGGATTTCTCTTTGGCTTCTGAAGCTCTGCTCAATCTTTCTGTCCCATGCCGCTTCTTCAGCAGGGCTCCATTTGTGACTCGGCGGAGGGTTTACCTGTTTCATGCGGCCTCTTTTTTCTCCTTTTTCTCCTTCGCGGGGGCTGCCTTCGCTGCTTTTGCCTGATTTTCAGCCGCCATCTGATCGACCCTAGCCTTGAGCAGCTTCACGGCGGTGTCTTCTTCGTCCTTTTTGGCCTTGGAAACCACCTTCAGCTCCTGGACCTTCATGTCGCTCCGGCGTTTGGCGATATTGGTGACTGCCGTAGCCCTTTCCATGCGGACCTTTTCGAGTTGCACCTGAATTTCCGCCTTGATTTTCTCGTTTTCGAGGGCAATCTGCTCCAATTTCAGCCGAGCCTCTTCTTTGACAAGCGCATCCGCTTCAGCTTGAGCCTTGGCCTGAGCTGCCGCCTGTTGTATGGCCTTTTGTTTGATTTCTTCAGCAGAAAGGGTCTCGTCACCGGGTGGGATGCCCAGCATCGGGCGAATACGGGCGAGCAGTTGTTCCTTGTTGGGGATGTTCGAGAGCTCGAATGCCACATGGATGAGGTGCGGAATGACCTCGGGGGGCGATTTTTTCACCCACTCGATGACGAGATTCATATTCTGTTCGCGGACCGTGTCTGTCATTGGAGCATCAGAGACGATCACGTCGTACTTACCCTGGGTAATGTTGTTCTTGATGACGACCATGCCGCTTTTCGTCTGTATCGGCTGGTTGAGCGCGACGAATTTATCCGCGGCCGTGAGCCTGTCAGTGATTCTGAGGACTTTTTCGTGTGTCCAGAACCCCTGAATATTGGCCACGAGCTGGTCCCCAAGCATCTTCATGGACCGGCGTAAATTATCAAAAAGGCTTGCGCTCATAACGGCACCTGCCTGTTGCCGCGCCTCAATGGCTTTACCGGACGTGGCGTTGGTCTGGAGACCGCGCCTGTCGTCATTGGCGCCCACGAGTTCCTGCATTTCCTTTTCTGACTGCTCTAAAAGCGCGATTTGCGCCGGCATGAGCTGGGCCTGCTCGGCAATCGCAATGGACTTGAGCTTTCCGGAGCCGACCACGAGAAATCCATCGAGCTTATTCGCCTCTTCATACAGGGCTTGGAGCTTCGCCCTGTCCGCATTAGGGACCACATCGTCTTCGAGCATGACTCTTCGCGCCTTGAGTAGCGCCAATGCCATTGAGCGTCGCTTATTGACTTCTTCGTCCTGGCCCCTGATCTGTCGTGGTAGTCCGTAGGGATGACCCCATCGATCGATGTAGCCGACAAAGGGCACAAATGGGAACTGGTCATGCGGGTATGGACTCGCAACAGCTTCCTGGAGGAACATGTCGTTCAGGAACGTTGAGGCGTAGATCTTGCGGACAATGGCAGAAACGACCTCTTGGGCCGCGTGTACGATGGCATATCGTTCTTCGGGACGTTGCTTGGCTGTCAACTCGATGACCCTTCCGTCGGGAAATACCGCGAACCAGGCCTTTTCGAATCGGGGATACCATAGCTCCACCGGCCGGACTCTTTTCCTTTTGGCGTCCGCCCAGTCGGTGCCTGCCAGGGCAAGACGCTCCTGCTCGACAATGGTTGCCTCATCCATGAAATTGCTCATGGACATGGAAGTGTCGAGCGCAGATCCGGTGAGGTAGCCGAACTGATCCTCGATTTCCTTGCTTTTCTCCGGAAAGGTTGCTTCGAGTTCCGATAATTCCACCCATCGCTGATGGAAAACATATCGGCATGTGGTTGGGTTGAGCCACGGAGTGTTCGTGAAGGGGTCCCACCACATTTCCTTCCAATCGCGGTAGGCAATGCGGAGCTTTTCCTTTCGAGGATCGGGGTTGAGGTTCGGGGCGAGACATCCGAATCCAGGGACGACCTGGTCCTTGAATGCTTGCGAGAGAAGAAACTCGCCGTCGTTTTGGTCGAGAATGAATTTTATCCCTTCTGTGACCATATCAGCAGTTTCGGTATCGAATTGGGTTCTGCCTTTAGCAGTAATGTCGAACTTATTGATGGCCTGACTGCCGAGAAGAAGATTGACGATTGGGAAGGTGCGGTTGATGGTAAGAGGGTTTATGCCTGCGGTCTTGGCATTGTTCCAATCATCTTCGGTCCATTGGGTGCCGTCGTACATC